ATGTTTCATTTGATGAATTAGGAATAAAAATATTCTTAAACGACTTTCAAGTATTCGGTATCAACGACCACAGAGATTTAAGTAAATTTATAAAATTGGTGTATGGAGAGTAAAGAAAAAGCGAGGGAGTTAGTTCATAGATTTCAGGAAACAATGTTTTTTCATGTTACAGATGAAAGGATAGATATTGAGGAAGCTAAACAATGTGCTTTAATTGCAGTTGATGAGATATTATTTGTTTTAAATGAATTACCAGATACATATTCAGATAATGCAAGTATTTTTTATTTAGAAGTAAAACAAGAAATCGAAAAACTATGAGAAAATTTAACCGACACGAACCGCTAGGTAAAAACTTTGAGCGGTTAATCTTTGGAGTTGCAATAGTGGTTATTATTGCGATAGTTGCTAAATGTTGTGGTGTGATGCCAGAGTAAATTTAATATTTATGAAAATAATTGAGTATTTAATTTCGATAGGTTACAAGCCGTTTAGGTACACTAAATGCGGTTTAGTTCCTTGTAATAATCCTTACGATTATTCGACAATGCGAGAGGGTGGTATTGATGTGAGATTGATAAAGGATAATTCAACTTTTGTTTTTGGTTTACACGAACATAAAAAGCCACCAACATTGATAAGCCCACGAACAAATGAACTGCAAAAAGACGATGAAATGAATAAATTTCTAGCGGATCATTCAGCGAAAGAAGTTTTTGAAAGTCTTTTAAAGTATTCAATCAAAAAATAAATTGTAAATTTAAGTCATGAAACAAATCAAATATTACGCACTAGCAATTTTTGCAGTATTAGTGTACATTCAAATCAGAGTATTAAAATCTATTATCCTTTGGAAAGGTTTGCCAAATATCCAAACGTGGGTAACTGAAAAGGAAATCGTACAGAAAGATATTACTGGATTAATTTTTCTTTGGATAAATCTAACCGTTCTATTAATTTTCGGTTGGCTTTGGTTTATCCTAGCTTTGGCATTCCAATTGATTATTTTACTAACTTTGTTTATTGTTATTTTAGTGAAAAGCAATAGAGCATTAAAAAATTCAGGATATGAGAAAACTAATTAAATTATCAATAGTCGCATCGTTGTTTCTTTCAATGTATGCGTGTTCAACGAAAGTTCAAAAAGTAATGTACGTTGAAATGATTGGCGGAGTTGCAACATTGAATATCAATAAAGGTTCGGGAGATGTAACATTGACTAAGTCCGATTCAGTTGTTGTTTACGACAATGAAAAGATTAAGTACAATTACACTACTTCATCAAGTAATATACTTATTGAGTTTCAAGATCCAAGCATAGGTTACACAATTGAAAGTAATTATTCAGTTGATGGTAAATTAGAGGGTAAATTTAGATACTAATGGCAGATTTTGAAAAAGGTAATCAGTTATGGAAGTTGCGCTCAAAACATGGGCGTGATTCTCTATTTAGTACCCCTGAGTTACTTTGGCAAACGGCTTGCGAGTATTTCGAAGTTTGTGATAATGATACAACTTGGAACTCTTACAAAAAAACAAGTTCTGATAGAGGTTGTTCAGATGAAGAAAAGACCACAAAAAGACCTTATACAAGGGGTGGTTTATTTCTTTATATCGGTTGTTCAGAGGATTGGTTAAGAAATTTTAAAAAGACTTGTTCTGAGGATTTTTTACGGGTCATTACAGATATTGAAACCATAATCGACACACAACAAATCGAGGGGGCTATGTTAGGGGCGTTCAATTCAAACCTAGTCGCACGGATTCAAGGTATCAAAGACCAAACCGATGTAACCACAAATGGTCAATCCATAAACCAATTAACACCCGAACAAGCAAAGAAAAAAGCTGAGGATTTAGAAAATGATTACTGAAATTGAATTAATACGTGCAAAATGTTTAAAAGACTTTTCTTTTTTTACCCGTTATTTTTTCAAAGAATTAAACGGTAAGCGTTTTAGTGTTAATTCACACCATCAAGTATTATTTGATGAATGTACGTTAATATCCAAAGGTCAAAATAACAGAACTATTTTCAATGTTGCTCCACGTTACGGAAAGACTGAGATAGTTGTAAAAATGTTTATTTCGTGGTCAATTGCAAATAATCCGAAATCTAGGTTTATTCATTTGTCTTATTCGGACACTTTGGCACTCGATAACTCCGAATCAATAAAAGACCTTATTCAGTCAGGTATTTACCAAAGTTTATTTCCATGGGTACAAATCAAAAAAGATTCCAAAGCGAAAGATAAATGGTATACTACTGATGGAGGTGGCGTTTTGGCACGTTCAGCAAGTGGTCAAGTAACCGGATTCGGTGCTGGTCAAACTAACTTTGAAGATGAAGAAATAATACAGTTTGGCGGTGCAATTATTATTGATGATCCAATTAAGCCAGACGATGCAGAAAGCGCAACTTTGAGAGATAAGGTAAATTTCAAATTTGATTCAACAATTAGAAACAGAGTTAACAGCCGTGAAACTCCAATTATAATAATCATGCAACGTTTACACCAAAACGATCTTTGCGGATATTTAATTGATATTGAGCCTGAAGATTGGCACGTTGTAAGCATGCCGGTAATTAAAAACGATGGAACAGCCCTTTGGAATGAAAAACATACAATTGAAGAATTAAGACATTTGAAAAAAGTTAATGAAATGGTTTTTCAAACTCAGTACATGCAAAATCCAACACCTAGAGAGGGCCTATTATTTCCAAAAGAAAAACTAACTTTCCAAGACTTCAAAACAATTGATTTTAAAGATAAAATTGGAAGTTTATCTTATGTGGATATTGCAGACACTGGAGATGATAATCATTGTGTTATAATTGGAATATTGCACATGAAACGGATTTTCATTACAGACGTTTTATTTACTAAATTGGGAACTGATCAGAATGTAAATTTAACAGCTGAAATTTTAAACAGAAACGTTCCGGAGTTTGTATTAATTGAATCAAACTTTGGAGGTGGAATGTATGGCCAATTGTTGGCGCCAAAGCTAAATAAAATAATTTCAGTTAATCCAATTAAAGCAAAATCGAATAAACACGCAAGAATTACGCAATTAGCTGGATTTATGAAGATGTATTGTGTATTTCGTTCCGACTATGAAAAAGGAAGCGATTATGACAAGTTTATGCGTAATTTGATGGAGTATAACAAAAATGGTACGGTAAAACATGACGATGCACCCGACTGTTTAGAGGGCCTTTGTAAAACCGCTTTAGATTTGCACATTAATTACTTCGATGAAATACCAAGTAGTGATTCAGCTTCTTGAAGTGAGTAACCAATAGAAACAAGTCCCTGAATTGCATTAGCTTTAGTTTGTGCAGTTTCCGCTTCGGCTTTTTGGTCAACTTGCATACAAGGTAAATGTGAAAAATCCATTTCAACATAAATACCTTTATTGAATAAATCTAAAGAATCATTCAAGGCAAAACAAAACTTTTCTGAAAATGGAATAATACAGTCTTGATAACCTGACTTTAAATAAGTGTTTGCATTATTAAATGTTGCTCCTTTTTCCTGACTAAACAAATTAGAATTTAATCCAATTGCATCACAAGTACGTTGCATTCCTAAAGAAATAGTTTCAAAAATCATTTGATCTTTAATACCAAGTGAAAGCTGAGTGTAGTCGATTGGTTTGTTTACGATTCTTATTACGCTTTGATTATCAAATATTCCGTTTTCATCTTTAAAATCTTTCTCGATTTCAGTTCTATCGTTAGGAACTAAAGCAGTCATTCCGTTTGGGTTTACCTTTGGAGAAATAACACCAATTGCGCCACGTTTGGTAATATTCACGTTATTAAAACCGTGCGCCCCTCTAGCGTTTGTAATAGGCATTTCAAGTGAATTTAAAATCGATTCGCCTTTAATACCATTCTTTGAAAAGTTTTTAATATGGATTATTTCGCTAGGTTCAAATTCTTCATTATTTGACTGCAAAAAATACTTTTGGATTATTTCGCTTAGTTCAGTTTGTTTGTACTTGACACCGCTTAATTTCATTGCTATATCATCGTTTGGTAGGTTTACCAATGTTGTTGGGTATTCCGATAAGATAGACGGTTGATTCTTATAAATGTAAACGTTTCCATAAATATCGTGATTTACTGATACTGAAATTAACCATTCGTTACGATTCATTAAGGGGTTTGGTTTCTCCAGCAACTTAATCAAAGGGTGGTTTTCAATTGGTTCATTCGTTTTATAATCTTTGACAACAAAACGTCCGTTTGAAAACATTGATGCTTTTTTCATTATTGGAATGTAAATTTCTGAGGTTGTCGAAAACAAATGATATTCGTTGTTATTGACTGTTTCCCAAATTACCTGGGGAGCGTTAAAATTTCCTATCTGTAAATTATCCCATAAAGGTAACATTCTTGTTAATCTATCAGTTCCACGAAACGCATTTCTAAAAAGATTTCCCAAACCTAAAAGCGAATTTTCTTGCATAATCAAAATATTTTTATACAAATATAATTCTATTTAACATAATATTGTAAATTTGTACAAAGTTCTATTTAACATAAAATGAAAAATGAGCAAATTAAGTTGTCAGATGAGCAAATTAAAAAGCTGAAATCTGATAAACAAAAGGTGGTTGATTCAACTAAATTGGTAAAGAAATGACTAAAGAAGAACAAATTAAGCACGTTTGGAAAAATCGTGAATTACTTATTACTCAAAAGACAAACGCTGTAAAACAAGCTGATGTTGTTTATCATACAAAGATTGAAAATGATACAACTAAAGGAGTGAATAAAGCTGGAGTTGATATTACAGTTGAAGATCCAAGTATTTTACGTGCTAAACTTGTAATAAATACGACAAATTTGATTGATTCACACATGGATTGTCATATTTCAGGAATCTGGAAAAAATCATTGCAAGAAACAAAACAACTTTATTTGTTGCAAGAGCATGAAATGGAATTTGATAAAATAATTGCTGATTCAGTTGTTGACGAATTAAAAGCAAGCACTGAAACTTTATCATTCAAATCAATTGGTTTTGATTATCCAGGGAATACTGAAGCGTTGATTTTTGATGTACAAATTAAAAAAGACGTGAATGAGTTTATGTTTGATTTATACCGTAAAGGACGAGTAACTCAGCATTCAGTTGGAATGCGTTACATTAAAATTTTCCTTTGCGTTGATTCAAATGAAGCGATGTATTCTAGTGAAAAAGCAAACTGGGACAAATATTATCCAATGGTTGCCAATAAAGAAATTGCAGATCAAAAAGGATTTTTCTGGGCGGTTACTGAGGCAAAAGTAATTGAGGGTTCTGCAGTTGTTAAAGGTAGCAACGAATGTACTCCAGTAATGGAAATTGAAATTGAAAAACAAAATATTGAAGCCGTCAATGACACTTCAGAAAACGAGCCGTCAAAAGACACTCAAAAAAGAAGAAGAACAATTTAGTATTAACAAGTAAAAACTTAAAGAAATGTTTACTTACAAAACACAAGAAGAAGTTGATAAGATGACGGCTAGCGAGTACGAAACTTATACAACAGAAAAAAGCGCACACGAAGCTGATTTGAGAAAACAAGAAATCGAAAAAGCTATTGAAGAAGCGCAAAAAAACAACGCTACAAAAGAAGAAGTTGAAGCGTTAACTGCGAAAAATGCTGACATCGTTAAGGAAATCGAAAGACTTTCTTTAGATGCTAAAAAAAGAAGCGAGCAACCAACAAAAGAAAACAAAACTTTTTACGGGGTTTTAAAAAGCACTTTTGAAGCTGTTTCTAAAGAATTGGATGCTGTAATTTCAGGCGAAGCAAAACAAATGACTGTAAAAGCTGTTGTGAATATCACAGATGCCACTACAATTGATGCTGCTGGTTCTGCAAATCACATTAACCTAACAACAAACACTGGTATCATTTCAAAAATCCGTTCAAGAATTTTGGCGTATTTAACAAATGTATCTGTTGCTCCGATGGCTGGAAACCGTGTGAATTGGATTGAAGAACTTGATGAGCAAGGAACGCCAATTTTTATCGCTGAAGCTGCTGGAAAAACAAAAATTTCAGTTCGTTATGAGGAGCGTGAAATGAAGTCTAAAAAAATCGGTGTTTACGGCAAAGTTTCAACTGAAATGTTGCGTAATTTGCCAATGTTGATTCCTTACATTCAATCTAATTTGATGAAAAGAGTTGACATCGTAACTGAAGATCAATTATTCGGAGGAGATGGTACAGGTAACAACTTGAAAGGTTTGTCTGAATACGCTGTAGATTTCACCGGTGGCTCAATGGCTGGTACTTTGACTGCGCCAAACATTAACGATGTATTTAGAGCAATCGCTTTGCAAGTTCAAGAAGCATACGGTACTGCAAGTGCGTTATTTGTTGAGCCGTCTGTAATTGCACAACTAGATGTATCTAAAGACGAAAATGGTTCTTACTTGTTGCCACCTTTCAGAATGGCTAACGGTAATCAAATCGCTGGAATGACATTAATCGCTTCAACTGGTTTGCCTAGTGGGGTTGACTTTATTGGTGGGGATTTATCAGTTGTTCAAGTACGTTTTGCTGATGCAATGAATATCCAAATCGGTCAAGACGGTAACGACTTTACAAACAACTTAAGAACTATCTTAGTTGAGCAAGAGTTATTGCAATTTGTTTCTGCAAACGATGCGCAAGTATTGGTACAAGGAGACGTTGCAACTGCAATTACTGCATTGACTATCGACTAATATTAATTAGCCCTCTTTCGACTGATTGAGGGCTTAATATTCAAGTTATGAAAATTGAAATTATTGTTGAAGTTGCTGGAATGACTAAAGGAATGGTTAAAGATGTTCCTAAAAATATCGCTCAAAATCTTATTGATAGAGAATTGGCGGTTGAAGTAAAAGCGGAAAAGCCAAAGAAAGCAACAAAGGACGAAACAAAAGCGTAAAAGATGAGTATTTTAGCACCAAGTGATTTTGTAGGTAGGTATGCGATAACGCAACATCCAACCAATGCTACTAAAATTCAATCGTACATTGATATGATTGAGCCAAGTATTATGAATGAATTATTTGGGGTTGAATTGCTTGCTTTATACGTTCAGGGAATCGAGGACGAAGAAGAAATTTACACAAAACTTTTAAATCCATTCTTTGAAAATCTTTCATGTGGAAAGTTGATTGAATCTAAAGGTATTGTTGATATGCTTAAAGGATTCGTTTATTTCGCTTATTCGGCCGAGGACTATTCGGAAGTATCTGTAAACGGAAATGTAGTACAGAACAACGAAAACTCAACCAAAGCGAACGATATCGAATCTAGTCTTTACACAAAGTATAATACTAGCGTAAAAACTTACAAAGCTATTCAGGCGTATATTTTAGAGAATCAAGACGTTTATCCAACGTTCAAAGGGCAAAGAAAATCACTTTTAAACTGGTTCTAATGCGACAAGATATAAGCGATATTATAGAGTTTGAAATCATTGAGAAACTTGATACAACTGTTAAAGTGGTTTACGCTTCGCCAGTTGAAAACAATACTCAGGTTATTAGACTTTGTGACGTGAAATTCTTGCGTTTATTTGGGGTTATGTGGTACTTAGATGAATCGGAGTATTTCAGTGTATTAAATTACAATGAGGACGGTTCACTTACTGTTACCGCTTCAAACGAGGGAATCGAAGCGTATAAGGGTCAAGTCTTAAAGCTAAAGAAACCTTTTTATTTAAAAGGAACGCCAAGAGCAGTCAATTTTGAATGGAATAAATTAAGCGAAATTGAGGGCCTAAAATTACCTTTGGTTTGGTTAGTTAATCCAACAAATGAAAAGTTTATTAGTGATCCACCAATTGAAAGAACGAGCGACTGTCGATTATTCTTATTGACCAAGGCAAATTTTGCTGATGATTGGACAAAAGAGCATAGGGAAAAAAATGTAATTCCATTGATAAATTTAGCTGATGAAATTGTAAAATCTATAAACAAGAATCAATTGTATTTTAATCGACTAATTGATTTTGATGTTAAAGACTTTGCAAGATTTGGAACTGAAGATACAACTGGAATTATCAAAAACATTATTGATGCAAAACTCTCAGGTGTAGAAATGAGGTTTTCGCTAGATGTGTTGAAACAAAATTGTAAATGTTAAATTTTAAAACTTATAAATTATGAGTGTAGCGGTAGGTTGCCAGTGTGGCACAGTTCACGGAAATACGGGTTTACCAAATTGTGTTGAACTTTTTGGAAAAGCCTTAGGATTTGGTGTTATTTCTTTGAGAGATAAACTAAATCAGTCAAACAAGATTTCATTGATTGCTCCAAATCCAGGAGTTACTTTGAACTCAATGTTAAGTAATCCTGACAGAACGAAAAGAATGTTTCCAATTACGGAACTTCGCAACGTTGTACCAGCTGTTGAGGATTCTCAATATGCAACGGATAACGCTGGAGGTCGAGTTCGTACAAGACGTGGTTTTAAATCATTGACTTACGAAAAATGGGAAGTTTCTGATGTGTTTGTAGGAAAAGCACAACAAGGAGAGTGTAACGCAAACGGTATTTATTTGTTTTCCGCAAAAGGAATTCAAGGTATCAAAAGCAATGGTTTTTTATTGCCTATTCCAATTGAAGCGTATGACAATAAATTCATGCCAGCTGACGATGCAAATCCAGCTAAATTGATGGGGTCTTTTCAATATGCACCAACTTTGCAAGACGGAGATCTTTGGATGATTACATGGGAACAATTAGGATGGGATTATAACAACATCACTGGTTTAATTGATGTTACTTTCATTGAAATTAACGAGCCAAGTGTAACTACGGGTACAACTTCTTTCGAGGTTTCTTTGGCTACAGATTACGGTTTCAATTACGCTGAAACTTCAAATGTTGAGGGGTTGGAAATTGCTGACTTTTATGTAGAGGACATCACAGACGGTGTGGAGATTGAGATTGACGATTTAGAAATCAATCCAGTTACGAATACTTATACATTCTCATACGCTCAAACTGTACCGAATGCGAACGATGTAAAAGTTACTTTGTTCTCGAAAGGCTACGAGGGTTACTACACATATTCACAACCAGCATAATGTTTGTTAAATGTGGAAATGGTCAAACTCGCAGAAGTTTAGTAGAGGGTAAGACGTTGGACGAATTGAAAGTATTATTACCTCACAAGTCAGAAATGGCACTCATTCAAATGATGAAAAGATTGGAAGCTGAAAAGCCAGTCGAGGAGAAAAAGCCAAAGAAAGGTAAAAAGGAAGTTGATTCTGAAAATTAAAGTTAAAAGCCCTTGCAAATTGTAGGGGCTTTTTTTTGTACTTTTACAATATTATGTTAAATAGAACTTCAATATACGAATTTTGCGAGCGTGTTAAAATGCTCAATGAAGTTGATATTTGGCTAAATTCATTTGACGATTCAACAATCAAAAAAATAATTGATTGGATTAAGATTTCGCAGTTAGAAAATGAGGGAATAGACGATTTAGGACGTGTTATAGGTACTTATTCTTATGCAACGGAAAAGATTACCAACGGACGAAAAAAAGCTGGAGACCCGTACAATTTACATGATACTGGTTATTTCTTACAGACATTGACAGTTCACGTATTCAATGACTATTTTTTAACGGATGCGGACGGTCAAAAGGAAAACGAAAACTTATTTGATAAATATGGAGACGGAATTATTGGTTTAACAGATGAAAACCTAGGAAAATTAATACTTGTTTTGAAAGATAATATGCTTGAATATGCTAGAAAAATACTATTTGTCGATTAATGAATTTCCGCTTTTCAATTGGTTTCGATGCAATGAAGAACAGTATAAATATTGCAGACGAGACCCAAATATCGGAACAGAAAAAGAGGATTTGCAAGCGTGGGAAACTTTGTATAATGATTTTATTCAAAAGGTAGGTTTTAGCGATGAATTTAACCTTTACCTAGACAATCTAAAAGCACGTGCAAAAAGTTGCTTAGAGTTCTTAGAATCACTAAAAGAGGGTAAAAGAAATATATTCTTGATAAATAGAATTAGAATGTTAACCATTAAGATCGATATGTTTGAATCAAAATTAACGGGAAACGAAAACAATGAAATTAAAATGTTGAACGCAATATCCAAATATCAAGGCTATCGAATACCACAAAAGGAAATTACGGTGCTTGAATATGAGGAGTTGAAAAAACAGTTTGTTAATAGCTTAAAAGAAAATTGAAATGGCAAAGAAAATAACCAAAGATGAGATATTTGAGAAAGGATTACTTTCGGACGTTATCAAAGATGCGAACGAGGCGATTCAGGTATTTGATAAATTAGATACTGAGTTGCTAAAAGTATCAAAATCTTACAAAGCTATTATTGATAATTCAAGTAAGAACTCAAAAGGTTCAATTACTGAGTTAATAAACGCATCTAAGCAACTTAATCAAATTACTGAACAAACTGTATTGATTGAAAAAGAAAAGTTAAAGGTTGACCAACAATTACGCATTTCCAAAAAAGAGCAACTTTCTGCAGAACAAAGTTTGCAACGCCAACGTGAAAAAGGTATTGCACAAATGGAACGTGAAGCTAGAAAAGTAGCAGAAGAGGAACGACCATACAACAAAATGAGCGCAACGTTAAACGATTTGCGTAAAAAATACAAAGATTTAGCTGTTTCTGGAAATGAAAATACAGCCAGCGCTAGAGCAATGAAACGTGAAATTGATTCCCTGGATAAAACTTTGAAAAAAGCAGATGGATCAGTTGGGCAATTTCAAAGAAATGTAGGTAATTATCCACAAACATTTAAAGCAATTGGATCAGCACTTAGTCAATTAGGATTAGCATTTGGAGTATTTTCAACAATTCGTGGTATTGCAGAAACAGAGATTAAATTACAATCTTTGCAATTGGCACTTAAAAATGTCATGGGAACGCAAGAAAGATACAATCAGTCGTTTTCTTTCTTATCCAAACTTTCACGTGATTACGGGCAAGATTTAACGGTTTTGGTTGATACCTACAAAGGATTTATTGCAAGTTCGGAAAGTTCAAATTTGAGTTTAGAAGCTAGAAATAAAATCTATGAATCTGTTATTAAATCAGGTTCAAGTTTAGCACTTTCAAACGATCAGATACAAGGTTCACTTTTGGCAATTTCTCAAATGTTTTCAAAAGGTACGGTTTCAGCCGAGGAATTAAGAGGTCAACTTGGCGAACGTTTGCCAGGGGCATTTGGAATCATGGCTAAATCAATTGGTGTTTCTGAATCCGAACTTGGTAAAATGATGCAGAAAGGCGAAGTAATGGCAAAAGATGTATTGCCGAAATTCGCTGAGGAACTTGAAAAAACTTTTGGAGCAAATGCAAGTAAGAATTTAGAAACTATTGGCGGTGCTTGGAATGTTTTACAAACTGAAATTTCACTTTACATAAATGAAGCCAACAAAGGCGGTGCAATTACAAAACAGATAGCTGGAGCGATTAGTTTTCTAGCGAATAATATTGATACAATTGTTTCAGTACTTGGAAAAGCAATAAAAGCATGGATTACTTTTAAAACAGTGATGTATGCATTGAATTTAAAAGAGCAAATTGGTAATTTTTCAAATTTAAAAGGTAAAATTTCAGATACAGCAACAAGTTTTAAAGATGCTGAATCAAATGCTAAAAAGTTTGGACAATCTATAAAATCAATAGGCTGGACTGCTTTAATTGGAGCTGTTTCAGAATTAGCAATGAGTCTTTATGATGTTGCAAATGGATATGATGTAGCTAAAAAAAGAGCTGAATTATTTGCTAAATATCAAAAATTTGCAGAATTACAATCTAATAAAAATATAGAGTCTATTCAAGATGAAATTGATGCAAATGATAGAATGTTAAAATCTAAAATAGCTACTGGAGAAATTACACAAAAACAAGCGTTAGACTTACAACAACAATTTTTAACAAAAAAACAATTTGCAAAAGAAGAATCAGATTTTGAAACAAGAACAAATAAAGTAGTTTATAAATCTAGATTAGATTTAGTAAGAGATTTAATCGCTGAAGAAATAAGACGTAAAAATTTATCAAAAGCATATATTAAACAACTTGAAGAAGAATCATTTAAAAATAGATTTGCAATAGCAGATGAAGAAGCTAAAATTGATGCTTCAAATGTTAAAATTAAAGCTTATCATGCATTTTTTGAGGTACTTGAAAGTACTAATAATTCTTTAATAGATGAATCAAACGAACTTAAAAAAACAACAAAAGAAACAAAAGAAAAAACTAAAGCAATTGAAGACTATACAATAAGAGTAAAAGAATTACAAAACGCTAGAATAGTAGATGACCAACAAAGAAAAACTGCTGAATTAGAGTTAAAATATACTACTGATTTAGCTAGTATTAAAGGCGATGGAATAAAAGCAAATGAATTACGAATTGAACTTGAAAAACAATATTTATCAGATTTGAAAGATTTACAAGTTGAGTTTGATAAAATTAGAAATGAAGAAAACGATAAGAAAATAAAATTTATCAATGACCAACATTTACTTGATATTGAAAATCAAATTCAAGCTAAGGAAATTGAAATGCAAACTGAATTAAATAGTGCAGATTCAGAAAAGGAAAAATACAATATTCGTAAAGTTTATGGAGATGAATTAAGAGCATTAAAAATTAAGCAACTTGAAGAACAAAAAAGAATTGAGTTGCAAAACTATGAATTGACTGAAAAGGAAAAATTATCTATTCAAGAAAAATATGATTTAGAAATTCTAAAATTAAAAGAAGGTACTATTCAAGATGGCGAAGATTTAGATAAAAATGCACTTGAAAAAGAAAAGAAACGCTTAGAAGAAATGCGTAATTTCAGACGGCAAATATTTAATGAGTTGTTAGATGAATTGAAACGTCAATCTGAAGCTAGAGAAAGTCAATACGACAAAGACATACAAACGCAAAAAGATTTCCAAAGCCAATTACAAGCGCAAGCCAACGCTGGAAATATTACAGCTCAACAATCAATTGCTCAATCCATAGAAGCTGAGAAAAAAGCTACAATTGAGAAAGCAAAAGAGCAAAAGAAACAACAACAAATTGAGGATATCAAAACGCTTTACAATTTGATCAATCAAAACATTGATAAAGGGGATAACGCTGGAGTGGCAACAGCAAAGGCAACAGCTTCAATGTCATTAATCAAAGGTATTGCAAAATTATTCCAAGGGTTTGCAAAAGGTACAAAATGGAAATTAGGAGACGAGGACAAGCCGTTTATGTCAGGGGTTGACGGTCATATTGTACGTGTCGATTCTAGTGAAGCGATTATAAACGGGGGTTTAATGAATAAAGCTGAAAAAGCTGGAATTAAATCCACTGAGCAACTTGTAAATAGTGCCGTAATGTACCAAAATTATAACCCTCAAATGATGCGTATGAATGACGATAGACAAGGATTTAATAGTAGTAGTGCTATGATGTCAATTGAGCCAATTACACAGCGTTTAGAATCACTTGAGCAAACTATCAAAAATAAGGTTGAGTTTAGAATTGACCCGTATATCGTAAATGGTATTGTCAAGGGAGTAATGGAGACCGAAAAATCTAAGAATTTAACACGAAAAAACATTTATAAGTCATGATAGGAGCGATGCGATTTTATGCCTTTAACGGCTTAAATATTACGGAAATTCAACCAAGTGAACGAAACGAATTAGGTTATAAATCTACATTCGGTAAACGTCCAAATGTCATGCAGTTGACAAGTGAAACAATCACTTTGAGCGGTGCAGACCGTGAACTTGTTTACAATTGGATTTATAGCGGTCAAGGACGGTTTGAAAACATTGTCGTTCGATTAGATTCCGACACCCAACAAAAAGATTATTTCATTGATTTATCCACAGTTGAATTTACGGATAGTAGTTGTACGGTTGCAATTAGACCACGTGGGGCATTTGATGACTTTTGGAGTAAAGCCGATGCGCTTACATTTGAGGTTGTTGATGCGTTAGGAAACGGAGTACTTACGAACGCTTGCATACGACACCCTTATTTAATTGTCAAAGATGATTTAGCCGTTCAAACTATTGTAATTTCACTTACTATTTTTTCACTTACAACTGAATTAATACGTACAGTTAAAGCAATTGCAAATTTAGCGGCAGAGGTTGCCAACGTTCCATTTGGTACGATTACAGCCGTTATTAATGCCGTTGTTTTGACAGTTTACTTATTTTCATTAGTAATTGCTATAATCCAATTTATTCAACAATTAGTTGCGCTTTATTTCCCAAAACTTAGATATTTAAAAGCAATTTCTGACTACGATTTAGTACGACTTTCATGTGAATATTTAGGGTATCAATTACAATCTAGTTTGCTAGAATCATTGAGCGACTGGTACACCGTTGGTATTCCAATTGAAAGATCACAAAATAGAAAGTCATTCTTTGATTTTATTTCAGATGAATTTGCAAACGATACTTTAAATTATGGATTTCCGACTGTTTACGACACCACACCAACACTAGGAAGTTTTATTTCGTCAATAGAAACTATTTGCAATGCAGAAACAATTGTTTACGACAACATTGTAAGAATTGAAACTAGAGCGACATTTATACAAAATCCAGTAGCTACTATTCCGAATGTTTTTAACGTTCAAGAAAAAAGGGAAATGAAATGGAGACCGGATACGGAAGAAGATTGGAAACGTAAAGTTTTGAAGTGGCAAACAGATTACCAGGACAAGCACACGACAGACAATTTTAGCGGAGTAATTTCTGAATATTCAACTGAGCCGATCCAGTTCCAAAACCGTGATATGGTTCAAGTTTTAGGATTCAAACAAGAAGAATTTTTATTTAGTCTTTCTAAGCGCAAAAAGAATTTAACTAAAATTGAAAAGCTAATAAAAGCCTTATTTGATACGACTGACAAGGTTGTAAATGCTTTTGGTGGCAATTCGTCTTTTGCTTCAAATATTACAAACAGAATAGGTGCTTCAATGCTTTCTGAGGAAGTATTTTCTATCACTAAAAAAATGATTTTAGCAAGTGATGGACGGCAAAAAGAGTTCTATATGGACGTTTTAAACACCGATTCAATTTATAACAGATTTCACAAAGACTTAGAGGTTTTTGTCAATTCGGGTAAAATCTATGAAACGATGCCAATACCATGCACTGAGTTTGATTTTTCAAAGTTTTCTATAAATAAATACGTAAATTTGGGAAATACTGGGAAAGTTGTTGAATTATTAGATGCTAAATTTTTGTACGGTCAAGCCAAAGCAGAAATTACTTTTAAAGAATACGACAACTCAGGATTTAACACGAAAACAATTAAAATTTATTAACATGGATTTCGATTTTAAAAACATTTTTAAGGACGTTAACAAGGTTTTAAATAGCGCAAAAACTAATTTAACACCCGAGCAACAAGTCCAAGTTAACCAATTCCAAAACAAAACAAAAAACTTTTTTAAAGGCAACGATTTAAGCGATGTTTCTAAAATTGATATTAATTCCTTAAATTTACGACTTGAAGAACTTAAAACACTAGCGAATGGCTTTGCAGATAATAAATAGACGGTTTGTTGATTACCAAAATAGGGGTTTATCATTTCCATTCTTTCAGGGTTGGGATTTTGTAACCGCTATTTACACAGTTCAAGTTGATTTTAGTGTACAGATTTCAATTTCTAATCAATTGGTTGTTTCAGGTACAACTTTGAGTTTGACAAATGGAAACTGGGAAGAATTTGGATTTTTTGCTGGTGCTAATATTTCAGGAACTTACACACACGCAACGGGTGGAGCGCACACAATACCAAGTGGTTCAACTGTCGATTATGTCGATGGTGGAATAATGACAATCATTTTAGGTTCTGGTTCACTTTCGGCCGGTACGGCTTCAATTGGATTAATTACTTGCGATGAAATACCGAACGCCTTTGAGGTTGAATTTAACTTAGTTCCAAATACTTCAGGAGCAGAAAATCAATTTTCGTTAATTGATGGAGAGGTTAACAGATTTTCAGTATTAACAGACGGCATGGCAATTTCAGATCCTCCGATTGATTTTACTAGAATAGGTGCTAATTTCTCAGGTGGTTCGATTATGTCAGCTTCGATTGACAGAAAAGCGAATATTTCAGGTAGACAAGTATTTGAAATTTCAGTAAGTTTTAAGAATTGGACAATAAAAGATTTAGGATTATTCTTAACTGCAAATTGCGTTAAACCATGGATAAGAATAAAGGTATTTCCTGAGTATCAAAATCCAACGGTATCAATTGATATTGTAAACACTCCGAGCGATGCGCAAACGGGTGCATTTAATGAAGTTGGAAACGGTGGTATTCCTGATTATTCAATTGGGTCAATTGCGTGGGAAAATGAAAGCGCAGAAACTTTACCAACATTCGACTACTCACAACCTAGTATTTTCACAGCTGTAATTAACGGAGTGTTTACAAGTGGCTCAAAATTTAATTTAGCGTGGTATTTTGATTCTGTTGAAGATTCGGACTATAAAAATTTACCGTTACCGATTGACAATAATTTAATGTTGGTAACAAAAACAGCACCTTTTAATGTAGGAACAACACCTAGTTTTTTAGGGTATGCAAGAGCGGACGGTGCGCAATTAGGATTGAGCGATATTTTGATAACTCAGTCAGGAACGAGCGCAACAATTACGGGAAAATTCACGCCAAATGCAGAATTTATAAGTTTTATCGAATCAAAAGAATCGTTTAACAGAAATTTCAGACTTGCAATAAGAGTTGAAAACCCTAGTTTGACAGATAATTTTATTAAGCCAGTTTGGTTGGATGTCGATAGCCAAACAATGACTAAACAAATCATTCCTTTAGGAGAATATGACATTGAAAATTATTCGTTATTTGGTCACGATCAAACTTTAAATCCAAATAATTTAATCATTGAGGATGATTTTAGAACGGTAACAAAATTCACTCTACCTAGAAATAATAACTTTGAATCAATTGAGGTGGGTTGTATAGTGTTTAATACCGACAACAATAATAGATTTACACTTGAATCTGTAACTTGTAATTTAAGCGGTTTCCCTACTTTGATTGACGGGTCAAAACCAATTAACCAAACTATCAATTTACCAATTAATCTAAGTCCTACAAATCCAAATAAACAAATCATTTTTGAACGTGAAACATCTTTAGATGACGAGGGAAATTACGGGGTTAAAGTAACTTATTCAAGCGTAATTGATTGGAAATATTGGTTAGAGCAAGTAAACGCTGATATTTTCTTTTTCCCAAATCAAAATAAGGATTGGTTAAATTATCAAAGTGGGGATTGGGTAATACTTTTTGCACTCAGAATTAATACTGAGTTAGGGCAATATGAAAACGGCTGGCAATTAGATTTGAAAGATTACGACGATTGGAGTGGTTCGACTGAGTGGGAGTATTTTAAAGAAGATATGACACCGTTGACAAAGCCGTTAATTGACGAAATAACAATTATCAAAGCTACACATACAGCTGGAAGTGCCTTTGATGAAGATGCGTATTTTTGGGGCCAAATGACAGTTGAGCCAAATGAATCAAATCCACGTTGGGATATTTCTAGTGTTTACGATACTTTACCAAATCCGCTAAGTCCTTTGATGCCTTTGGACGGAGAAGATAGGTTAAAACTTGTAATTGACGGCTCAACTATGGAAACATGGTGCAAGTTTGACCCTACAAAATTAAGTGATCCGTCAAACGTTTCTTTTTCATCAAGAATTTACAACGAATTACCAAAAGATGATTCAGACGTTGAAGTGAGAAATAAGGTAACAACAAAAACTGTTAAATTACCAAAAGACACAACAAACGAGCCACGACTTGATAGTGGTAATTGTTGCGATTGTATTTGGGACGTTTTCGCAGATGAAAATAGCAATGATACATGGAAAAATCATGTTTCATCACGTTGGGCAACTGGCGAAACTGTTACTTTTCAACTTTACAAAGCTGGAGTTTTAACTTCATTTCAACCAACAGCGCAAGATTTTCCTAACGATGTAGATTCTAAATATTGCACAATTCCATGGAAAGACGTTTTGCTTTCGGAGGGTCAAGGTTGCTATACCTTAAAGGCTTCGATTGAAGTCGCTGGATTAGAATTTGAAAGAACGCTAGGAGTGTTTGATTTAAAACAATTCGATTGGTTTTTAG